CTTCAAACTCATCGGAGGCAATAATGGCTTCGTGCGAATTTTCAACATAATATTGGGGTACTTCGCCGTTATTTACCCGCAGTTCTTTAGTTAAAAAGTCAACTGTAAACCGTTTCTGGCTACACTACTATAAAATGATACAAATGCACACCCCTGGTCTAATGTCAAACGATTTGCTATGGGGGTGTGCATTTTCGTCAGGGGGTGTGCAATATGTTTCAGCCTTCCTATATTACGGCAATGCACATAACCACTATTTTTATACTCCAGCAGCTTATCAAGCCCATAATAGGCTCGACCTTGACGAATTTATTTAACCTATTTCTAAAAAAATGTTTTTACCTATACTGATAATAATAGTTCTGACCGTTTGCTGTTATGATAAAAATGAGTGGTTTTGAGTCTAGTTCAACATCTGCAGGAACTTCTATTAAATAATGAAGATTACCGCTTGTCAGAGGTTCTATCCGTGTTATATTGCTATATGTGAAATCTCCACCACCATCCTCTTCAATACAAGAAAAACCATTGTATTCATATTTATTATCATAAATAAGCCGCACAGATAATGCTTCATTAGCATCCTTGCCTATATTCATCGTGTTCTTAAAATTCACTGCTAAATGAGCATAGCGAAGGTTGTTGTCTTTTACTTCATAATAAGTATAGAAACTTCTAGGCTTAGGAGGGTTAACGCGTGATGCTATTTCGGCCTTACTAATGGTAAAATCAGCATATCCAGCTACAGAGATCGCCGTGTTCAAAGTAACTGGTGTATATGATTGCCAAGTAGTATTATCCATTAGCAATGCTTCATCAGCTACCTTAATTGTCTGGTTGCCAGCTGTAGGCTTACCAAGGGATGATAGCGTTTTCCCATTAGCGGATATTATTATTTTTATAGGTTTCCCGCTCTCTTTAACCTCAAGTGGTACTTCGTTTAAAAAATGTAGAACTCCTGTTGTCAATGGTTCAATACTACTAATATTAGTGTAATTAAAGTCCCTCCCGCCAGTCTCTTCAATTGTTGAAAAACCGGAATATTCATATTGCCCATCATAAACTACTTTGATGCTCAACGCTTGGTCCGCATCAAGGTCGTTTCCTTTCAGGTTTTTCACTTTAACAGTGCTATGGACATAAATTTTATTGGGGTCTTTAACTTCATAATATGTATAAAAACTGTCTGGGTTGGGTGGGTTGACCCTGGTTGCAAACTCAGTTGATATGACCGTAATTTCACTTGTATTAGGAAAAACCAATGTGTCCCCGATATAGAATTCTGTTGGATACTCAACTTTTGGCGAAGGTCGTGTTGAGACTGGCGAGGACTGTTCATTAGGTTTTTGACCCGACGAGCAACCAATATTTACAAATAACAGCATTATCATTAATAAAACTAATACCTTTTTATTCATGAACAACCTCCTAAACCGCTAATTATCTGTGTTTTGACATCAAATTAATTCTTCTTAAGTCCACTGCCCAGTAAACCGTAAGAATTAATAATCTCATTGCCATCAGAGACCGTATTTTGTCACTGCCAAATTAGCATGCCACAATCTAATCTAGCATAAGGCCTAACTCGATTACCCCTTATCCAAGCAGCTCATAATACTGTTATTCAAAAGAGGTCTTTGAGCAATAATAAGCACAACCATTCAATTGAATAATAATTTTCGTTTAATGTATCGCTTGTTTTCTATTTCAACTTTATAATCGTAATTCCTTCAATTAGAGTGCATTTTCAACTTTACCCCTTGGCATCGCTATACCTCCAAAGAAATCCTTGCCGATTTTCAGTCTTCCATATCTCTAATGTAAGGGACGTATTGTATACTCCCTCCGACCCTTGCTTTGCCCGATTCAATAATGGTATGTTCCAGCCGTTCAACTTCGCTTCTTGTCAGTTCAAGCTTACTGCGGAATTTAGTTTTATAATTATTAAGGTAGCAAATAAATTTACTCTTGTTAGTATAAACCCCGTCCTTTAATATTCGAGCATATTCTGGGTTCAATTTTTCTATATCATTAATAAGCAATTCTTCAATGGGTCTGTCAATTGGAGTGGCATTTCCTCCTGCAACGATATATTCCTCTGGATTGAAGATTTTATCTATTTCAGTTTCTAACTGCCTTTTTAAAAAGTACTTATTGCCAAAGTAAATTCTGATAAGACCTGTCTCATCATCCCATAAGCTATTAATATATTCCTCTTGTTCTTTGCGGCGCATATTTTTGTTTACTATTTCTTTAGCAACAAGCGACAAATCCACTTTTTTCCTATCAATTTCCTCTATAGGCACAAAGAGTGGCTCGGCATCCTTTTGTGCGAAGAATTTCATAAGATACTCAATATCTTTTCTGTTATAAGGTGGCATCATATCTTCATAAAAATAGGTCATTTCGCACACCTTACATATCTCATCCAAAGTAGTAGGCTCAATTGTCTCTTCTTCGATTGCATATTCTTTAAAAAGATCAGGCAAAGATGAAATAAGCTCTTCATAAGCGTTTTTTGTACTGTCGTAAATTAATATCTGATGATTTCGCTCTAAATTATTTTCATCAACAAATGAAAACACGTACATTCCAATTGGAACTCTTTTTATAAAATCAATGCTTTCCAATAATCTAGTATCTACTGTTTCATCAATAAGACGAGCAAACTCTTCGATTTTTGCGATGGAAATGATCCTGAAATTTCTCTTAATATAGTTGTATGGTTCAGGTGTAGGAAACTCACCTTCGTTTATTAGAGATTCTGGGTTAACCCAGGCTATTTTATTATTCCAATCATCTATGAAGCTAACAATATAGGCCTTAGCGGTCCCTCCGGCTTTTTCACCTCTTAAAGCTCGCCCTACCATTTGTGTCATCAACACCGTTGATATTGTTGGACGGGTTAAAAATACGGTTTGTGTTTTTGGTAAATCGGTCCCCTCTGTAAGTATATTTACGTTAATTAGAACCTGTATGTCTCCGTTTCTATACGCTTCAATTTGCCTTGCATTTTCTTCATTTGAAATTTCAATACCAATAAATTCCGCTTGAGTTCCAGAAACAATAACTCCAGCTCGAATTCCATGCTTTTTACCATATTGCTCAAACAACGCCTTTAAAACAAATGCATGAGTTCTATTTAGCGCAAAAACTAATGTTTGTCCATATGTCTTATAGTTATCAAAATATCTTTGAACAATTATATTATTACGCTTACTATTATTAGCGATTTCTTCTGCTATATCTTCAGGAATGATATCCAAGTCTTCAATGCTTTTTAAAGCCTTTAATCCCAGTGAATCTCCAAAATCAATTTTCGTTTCACAGCTCTCCGGAACAGGCGTTGAAAGAATACCTTTCTTCATTAGCGTTAATAAATCGATTTTATAAACTATATCATCTGTAAAAATCTTACCAAGTAGTCCCTTTTCTTTTTCGGATGTTCTGAATGGGGTTGCCGTCAAGCCTAATAATTTCACCCTGCTCGCACTTTCCTCAACATAATCAATAATTCTTCTATATGATTTTGCAGTAGCATGATGAGCTTCATCAATTATCAAATAAACCTCTTGATTTTTTAGCCATTTTCCAAGCAAATCAAGATTTTTAATTATGCTGTCTTTACTTACAATTAAAACATCATCTTCCAGTTTGACATGTATTGGCTTATCATGCATACCGGAAATGATTCTATATCTAAAACCTGTTTCGTTCATCATCACATCAGAATAGCAATTTTTCACAAACGAATCCGCTGCCTGCTCCAATAATAAATGCCTGTGCGCAATCCATAAAACCTTTTTCTTTTTATCGACAGCATTTTTAAGCAGCCAATATGCTGCGGTAAGTGTCTTTCCTCCACCAGTAGGCAATACTAATATAGAATGAAAGGTCTCTCTCTTATCAATTTTATTCAGTTCAGTCAAATCTCTTGATGAACATTTCCTGGCATTTGTTGTGGAATTCTACATAATCCAAGTCTTCGTCAGTAAACATACCGTAGAAATACGGGATACTATTATTTGAAAGTTCCGCTTCGACAATTTCGGCGTTTTTTCCACGTCCGCGAAAGAGTATAGCTATTTTACTCGTATCGTCTTGTAGAAGGCTTTGTACTTTCGCAATAACCTTGCACGCCTCCTCTTTCTGAGTGCTCCCCCAAAATGCTGGTAGTCTTGCAGTATCAGAATCAGTAATCTCCGGGTCGAAGCAAGTCGCTGCGTTCGCCCTAATATTTGCGTCAAGCTTAAGCATCTCCGGATTATTGCGGAAGCGGTAGTTCCTGGCAAGTGCTATTTGGGTCATACCATATTTCGTTGCTGCCGTGGACATAATATCAGGCAACGCCCCAATGAAACCGTAAATACGCTGCAAAGGATCTCCAAGAAAAACCAATTGGGTATGGACGGAGATCATTGACTCCAGTAAAGACCAAGCTATGGAGTTTGTATCTTGAAACTCGTCGACAACGAGTAGCGGGTAGTAGCTTTGATAGAACTTCCTTACCTCAGGGAAGCGTGCGAAAATCTCCAGCACAAACAGAATGACAGCGTTGTGTGTAATGTATTCCAAAGGCAGGAGTTTCCTGATAACGATGTCATTGTATTCGTGTATAGTCTGTGCATCAGGAGCACTGGAAGCCTTAATGGAGGTTTCTATACCTTCAAGCCGCTGGGTTTCTGATGCAGATAAAGTAGTATTTAGATCTTGGCGTCTGCTAATTTCACTTTCGCTGATCGCCTTGAATAGATTGACATCTTTTCGCAATACGTCAGAGATGAGATAGCCGTACTTTTTCAAAACCCCCTTGCAAAACCCGTGGTAGTTCGTGACAGTTACTTTCTCGCCTATGGCAACCGGACTGTTTTGTTCGCCAAGGAGTACGGGCAATTTCTCTGCGACTTCCCTTTTGACTTTCAGTGCGGCATTCACGCTAAAGGTTAGTCCTAGTATACGCTTGGGGTTTGGTATGCCACCTGAAGCGTACAGGTAAGCAATGCGGCTAATCATAGTGGTCGTCTTACCATACCCGGCAGGTGCTTCCACTATCAAGCGTGGACTGTCTGAAAAGATAACTTCAAGTTGTTTTTCATCGCCCTCATGTTGCTTTGAAATTTTTGCCTTTAGTTCTGCAAGAATGGCATTAGGCAATGCTCGCCACCTCCCGCGCCTTGATAATTGCATCGGCATAACAAGCAGGTATGAGGTCAGCTGGTAGCAATTCGCCGATAATCCGTCCCAGGAGAACATCCTTCTTTGCCATAAACCAAGCGGAGTACATTTGGCAGAACTCAATCTCATCATCATCATTGACATCTGATAGCTTCTTAGGTACATAGCCTGTCATATCAATACCCATCTTTTTGAAGTGCTTCCGCACGAAATCGGCATCCATTTCGACAGACTCTGCATTGCTGGATAAATCCTTAGCAATTTTCCTTACCAGGGCAGTTTGACCATTTAAAAATAGTTTCTTAACAATTTCAATTTCAAAGCAGAGTTCTTGTGTGAAAAACTCGTTATTAGCTGGGGTATGTCCAGTCCTAACATCACCGTCATAGATAGCTATGCTTGGGATTTTAAATTTTTCCAGTAATTGGCGAAGTGGTTTGATTGACTCTTCGCCTCTTGCATTTATAACGCAGATGCCGTAATCATCTAGCGATACGCCAAGTTTTTCGGCAAAACTATGAATGCAACCATATTCGGTTTCACCCTCAATCAACACGGCACAATGGGCGTAAAACGCCTCCTTTATTTCGGGGAAACGCATAATCATATGTTTCTCGTTTGCTGAGGTGAATCTAAGTGTGGCACCACTAACTACTGCTGTTTTGTTCTCTTCCTTATAAAAGCGGATGAGGTTGCGGTAGTCCCCAACCAAAGCGTCTGTTGAGTGTGTGACAACAATAAGCTGACCATCAATGCCGTCAATTCCGAAGCACAGCTTCAGCAACTCGGCAAATTCAGCATCCTCATTTTGCAGAATTCGTTTGTAATAGCCAATGAGCGAACGCTGGAGATAAGGGTGTAGATGAACTTCTGGCTCATCAATTGATAGAACAATCGGTAAAAGCATTTTTCCATCATTGTCTCTGAAAAGCTGTTCATTAAATGGTGCAGATTTGCTTTTATAGAGCTCCATAATCTGGCATAAGATGTTAATCGAAGCCATAGCCATATACTGAACACCGCTACCCGTTGTGTCAATTTTCCTGTCGCCATCTGATAGGTAATACAGGCTGGTCAACATCTCAGTAGGGTTAGGGGCAACAGTCGCTTTTATAGCGTAATCCCTAAAGCTGCGAATTTTGCCCAGATGTTCGTTTATAAATTCCGTCAATTTGTCTACCTGCTCATTATTCAGAAAGGTAGGGGTTTCCTCATCGCTCGTTATGAATCTCTCGATGATGCCATTAATCAGCAAGCCTGCGCCTTTCTGCGTGTCCAGGCGCAACTCTCTACTTGGAATGGATGTTGTTTCATATTTCAAGAAGTTAATTTTTCTTAATTGCTTTATCTGAATACTCTCGTTGGAATCGGCACTGACAATAGTCGGGTATGCCTCTTTTATCGTCTGACGATACCGTATTTTCAATAATGAGGCATCATCAGGGGAGAAGTTGTCGCCGAAGAAGCCTTGTTCGTTTGGCGATAACTTGACTTCCATTTCAACCTCGATGGGCTTTTCAGAATCATAGAAGTCCTTATCATCAAAGCCTTTACCACTACACACAGTACTGAGGAGAGATAGAAAGTTGCTTTTCCCAAGGTTGTTTTCTCCGATAATGTAATTATGTTCCGAATGGAAGTTGACGGTGATACCATCAATATTCCTATAATTAGAAACCCGTACATAGGTTATTTTCATATAATCTCCTTCCAGCACCGTATTGCTAAGTCTAAAACCGATAGAGATCTAGTCTTCACGTATAGCATCTGCGTCAAAAATTCTATCAAGCTCCTCGTTTGACGTTATACCGCGAACCTTATTCCTGACTGTTGTTTTTCCCATATCCAATCGATAGAAATGTTCATGACCATCTACACCTTTTTTTAGACGAATGAGCTGAATTCTGCCAAATTTATCCCAATGTTTCTCGGCAAATTTCGCCAAGCCTACAGCCTTGGGGTAATTATCCTTACGACTGGGGTCATGTGGTTCCAGAATATCGAAAACGTAACCCTGTGCATCTGCTCTAACAACCACCAAATCCGGGAACATAGAAGTGGTAATACCGCTAACTTCATACGGTATTTCAAGTGACCACTTTTTACGGTCGAGATTACGTAACCAGCAGACGGCACCGTTTTTAAGTTCTTCTTTAATAACTCCGCTCTCCCATTGGTTTAGTGATGTTCGGAATGTACTGTCCTCGGAACAATATAGGTGCTGTTCAAACTTAATGCTATCCTCCGGCACAGAGAAATCGATTGAATCGGGTAATACCCATGGCACAGCTATCGGTTGTACAGAAGCATTGATTAACCTTTCATAAAAATTTTTTCGTGCCTCGTTTAATTTTGCAATGGAGCGCTTATTACCTTCGTAGAGATTAATGAATTTTTCCTCTGCAAAGGCTTCTATTCGTTCCATTGCGTCCGTGTCGTTTGTAAGAACGATGATCTCCTTTTTTATATCGATATGGTCACGGCTACTGTGCCGAATCCAATATTCTTTGTGCAGGCCTTCGCCCAACAGCTTTCCGGCCTGTTCAAAATGTCGTGAAATATCGAAATCCGAAACTGTCATGGTCTGTGTTGCTTCGTCAAAGGAATAGGCATTGTCTCCGTACTCAAATATCAGTGTACCCAGAGCAAATCCGGTGATCGCAGCAGCTCGGCTGTTAAATTCTCCGCTTTCTTTTATCCGCGCAATTTCCTCATCCATTTTTGATAGAACTGCATGTTTAACTGTTTTCTGCGCTCCTAAATCAATGCCGTCCATCGTCAGTGCTCGGGAAAGCTGTATTAGTAGCTTAAGAGGTGCCTGTTTGCGAGATGAATCTACCCGGTAAGTGACGAGGTTATCCATTGCATCAAAGACATCGGCATAGGCAAGATTGCGACCAAGTGTAACAAGTTCTTTGTTAGTACCTGTTTCGGCGGGCATAGCCGACTCACTATCGCGTAGAGCATTAACCACATTTTTCACTGTATCTTCGTCAAAGTACGGAAGAAAAAGGCTCACGCTATTAAGTTCAGCATCGGAGGCAATTCTTCTCGCTAAAGGAGTGCGAATCATACGACCTAAAAGCTGCGCAATATAAGTATAGTCTTGTGCGCTGCGGAACGACATCATCGTTTCAGCACGCGGACAGTCCCAGCCTGTGGAAAGGTTCATTTTGAAGAATACTACCTTCACATTTTCTTCGTCTTCAATTCGAGAGGCCTCGATTTGCTGAATTTCGACGTCACGTACTTTAATCGTGCCACGGTCATTAAAGGTATGTACCACTTCACCAGGCAGTAATTTGCGCCCCAGTGATTCCTCAAGTAAATCAATACAAGCCCCAATATCAGTATGGGTTACTTCGCGTTCGCTGCCATCTTCGACTTGAACAACGAGAATAGGATTTACCATTTTCTCGTTTTCGCGTTCACAGTAAGCTTTCCAGTGAGAGCACTTTTTAAGCCAATTTTCTACTGCACCCTTGAACATGGTCATTTCGGCACTTAGTTGAATATCCGGGAAATGAATGATGATTCTGTCCTTTAAAAGTCCGGAATCACGCACATGCTCAGGAGGAACGATGACTTTCTGAACTGTCGATGTAGTTCCAGCAATTAAATTATCAAATCTCTGAGGGGTTGCAGTTACACCGATGACAAGAGGCATAATACAGAGCCCGTCATCCTTGCTGCCTTTAATGAATTTCTGCATGATGGACTGCGCTTTGTTCTCCGCTTGAACGGAGGTATAGGTGCCTCTATGCGCTTCATCAATCACCACATAAAACTGCTTTGGATTACGTTTAGTAGTGTTAGTAAGTGTTTCCCAAATTGAATATTGCCGTGTATCGGATTTTGCCGTCAATAGTTTGTCAGAACCTAGTTTTTGTGTGTTCAGAAAATAGATGCGGCCACCTTCAAGATACTCGGCGCTAAAGGTTGCATCAATAGTAACTAAATCCCGCACACGGATTTTATCAGACTTGCTTTCAATTTTTAGCCGCGTTTGCTCATTAAGTTCCGGTGAATCGGAAAGCCAAACAAACACTGACTTCGGCTCGCCAATGTTATCTGCACTCCCAAATAGAATTTCTTCAAAGAGTGTGGTCATGATGATTGTTTTTCCCGAACCTGTAGGTGCGGAAAAGGAAATTACTTGTGGGTCACGTTCGCTCCACATCAAGTGTGCTTTATTGATCTTTTCATGCAATTCAGCAAGAGCTGTTTCCTGAAACGGAAATAATGTATCTCTCATTTATGAATCCCTCCTGCTCCCCAACACAAAGTTGTCGATGTAATCGCGGTATAGCTGGTATGTTTTATTTACTTTTATGCCAGCGGTCATTTCACGGAATGCGTCCTCGGAGTTTGTTACGAAATAGACCACCTTGATTCTATCTTCTTCCGAGAGCTTTTCGGCAAACTCAGCAAACTTTGTTTCATCAACCAGAACAGCAAAGCCGTTCTGTGGAAGAATTAACATTTTTGGTTCTTCATCGCTGCTCAGTTCAGGTCGCTTACCAAGTGCACCAGATTTCAGCCACAGCAGTGGTAGTATTTCATGAAACTGCTGTCCCAGCGACACGCTGTTTTTATCCAAAAAACCAAGTTTAAAATATTCGACATTGGCAGGAAAGCCATCACTCATGGGGCGTTTCACTTGTGTTGCCTCGCTAATGGGACCAAGCAAATCAGTAACCAGTGCTTTTATTTCTTTGAATCTCGCCGTCTCTTTGACCAATATGTAAAAGTCTGTGATGTGGTCTTGATCTTCCAACGCTTCCAGCCATTCATCAACAGCGTTTATATCAAATAAAACCGATGCTGAATGTTTATCCGAAACAATAAATTTACTGCCCGCTTTTACCAACGTTTGCGGCAGTTGTGGCTTTCCATCCTTGCCACGGAGCAAGGAAACAAGCTGCTTTTTAGCACTGGTTGTTAGTTCTGTGGGGTTCTCTACAAAGCCGAGCTGATAGAATGAACGATCAACTTCCTTTGTTATGGTCTGGTTCGTAAAGTACTCTCCCGTTAGAATCGTACCATCGTCACGTTTGCCAAGAATGCTATATTTTGTCCTTGGCCAAGTTACCGCGCGGCAAATTCCGTGTTTTTCCCATTCGAGGTCACCTGGTTGGTAGCCGTTTCTTTGTAAGTCCCGTGCCTCGTCAACTGAAACCTCATTATTAGTGACCAATATGCACCGTCTGTGGCCACTATCTTCAGCGTTCAGCAGATTCACGGCGTGGAGAGTTGTACCACTTCCAGCGAAGAAATCAACGATGAGGGCATTTTTATTGTTTCGAACCACTGCCATAATTGCATCTTTAGTAGAATAAAGTGATTTAGGGAAAGAAAATGCTCTTGACTGACCAATAATACTTGAAACCAAATCGGATCCATAAGCTCCAGCGTCATGCAAACTCCTGTGCCATACAGTTTTAATTGCCCTATTATTACCGTCAGTATATTCAATAGATACAACCCCAGTTTTGGGATCCCTATCTACTATTCTAATACGTCCATCGTCTATCATTTTCTGATTAGGTAGGCTAATATATGAAATTCCCCATGTTTTACGTTTTGCATCATACTTTCCAAGGGAAACGTATCCTTTATTAATTAATGTTCGAAGAGTCTCATATCCAACTCCCCAATTACCTAACGAACCATCTGTTCTTATAGGCCACGCAACATCATAGCCATCAATTTTCAAATCGAAATTTGGATATTCTTCAAAAGGTAAAGTTTCACCAGTACCAACAACTTTGCCTAGTTCAGTATCAATTAAAACCGGGTAGAACATTTTTTTTCTATCTTCACGCCGTGCATTTGTTCCAGAACGTAAGAGTCCTTTCCAACGTGGTTTTCTGTTTGAAACAGGTGGGTTAAGCAGATTATCATCACTGGGATCAACAAATGCGTTAGGAGCAAAGCAGTACACTATATATTCCTCTACCCGCGAAAAGCGCCCCTGAGTAACCCCTTTCGGGTTTATCACAGCGGTTACCATTTGAATATAATACTCTGGAAATAGCTGTTCTAACAGAATTCGAAGGTGATGCACCTCGTGTTCGTCAATGGTGACGATGAGAACACCTGTGTCTGGATTTAAGATCCTCTTCGCAATCCTCAACCGCTTCTGCATCATCGACAGCCACTTGCTGTGCCGCCAGCTATCAGAGGAATCCACATAGTCGTTGTTGTATTTCCAATCTTTTGCCCCTGTGTTGTATGGCGGGTCAATGTAGATGCAATCTACCTGCTTGGGGTATAGGTATTCCAGCAACTGGAGAGCGTGGTAGTTGTCTGCTTCAATGAGTGTGTGCCACAGGTTACTATCAGGCGCATTTTCTATAGAATCAATCGGTTGGAGCATAGGAAAAATCGGCTCGCCAAATTGGGCAACCGAAACAAGCTCCGTAAGTGGGATGGTCATAGTATCGCCTGTTGCCTTGTTACGGCAAAGGGCGATATCGGCATTTAATTTCACCACTGTATAAACATCATTGATGTGTCCCGTTTTTCGTGCAACGGTCGAGCCAAGTTTGACAGCAACATCGTAAAGCGGAGTACATTCAGGGATGTGTTCCTCGAAAACAAGTCCAAATTTTTTATTCTTTGATAGGCGAGTAACTTCCTGTTCCAAGCGATTACGTAAAGATATATCAGGGATTTGCCTTAGTAAATCATTGATTGCAGCCATATTTTAGATCCTCCCATAATTAATCATTCGTTTCGTGCTTACTCCACGAACGACCAAAAAGCTCATTTCCGTCCGACAATCTTAAAATCGCTGTCGCTTCCAAAATCTTATGTGCCTTTGCAGTTGTAGAATCAGCCTTGTCAAACGCAATAAAGATCTGTCGTCCACTGGCCTGATAACGTTCCAATATGTGTTCTAGGTGTATGTCCTCAATACGCTTGAGAATATTAGAATCGTGAATAAGCACAGGGATTGGTCGTAACTCAAGCACACTTAAATCGTAAACCACCAGGCTTTTAAACGCAGTACCCTCACTGGTGTTTCCAGGAGTCTCGAAGGTAATTTCCTTATGGGGAGTAATCTGCAAAACGGGTGCTATTTCTTGGTGTTCAGTCACTACACCATTTATCGTTGCCATACGTAGGTTGATGTTGTCCTGTATTTCTTCCAGCTTCTCGGTTTGTTGTAGCAATAGTCTTTCCAGCTTGTGCTCTGCTTCGGCGCGGATTTCCTGCAATTGTTTCTGGTGAATCAACTCGGCTGTTTCCTCTTCTAGTCTATCAATGCTTTTTGACACATTGACACATTGGGAGAGCACTCGTTCCGACATCTCCTTTGCCAAACCGGATTCCTCGATCTTTTGATGTAGGCGTTTGATTTCTTTATCGCAATGATCAATAAGCGGTTGCAAACGTTCTATTTCCTGAGCCATCTCTTCGCCCAGAATTTCTCTTATTCTCTTATGAAAGTGCTCAATTTCCTCGAAGGCTTTTATATCAGTATTCGGGAAAAAATGCACCAAGGAATCAAATTCACTGGCGGTTTCAGGGTTAGTGTCAGCGATGTTACCCGAAATTGCATTAAGCTGAGACTGCAGACGATTGCGTTTGCGGATGAAATTATTCAACTCTTTTTGAGCCGCTTTTATCCGTTCAAATGTCTGTGTGTCAAACCCAAACAGCGCTAGTTGGGCCTCTTCACTGTTTTTCATTAGCTTCTGGAGCCTTTTCTTCAGTGACTCTATAGTCTTCTGATTCATTTCAATTTTTGCGGTGTCAACCTGCTGACGCTTGCGTGACTTAAGCTGCGAGGATTTGATACCAAGTTCTTCCTCCATGTTCTTAATGGCAGCAAGAATATTGTAGTGACCAAATAGTTTCATCAGAAAATCAACTGCTTTTTCATCCTGTTCACGAGGCTTTACGAGCAGGGGGTACTTCTCCAGTGCATTTTCCCGGCCATAAATACGAAAATACCGCTCTGTAATCTCCGAAAATGTAAGGGCTGGAAGTCCAACCTTGTATTCCTGAAAGAGAAAGCTCCGAAATTCATCAATCGACAACTTTGTAATGAAATGGCCTTCTTTATCACAGCGATATACATTTTTAGGTTCATCGGTTCTCCGGTAAAAGTAATGTGGCTGTCCTTCAAATTGAAAAGTGAAATAAATGGTATGAGGGCCGATCTCTTTTTTAATATCATCGGAAAGGGAGTAATAGCCTTCACCGCCGAATACATAGTCGATAATCCACAGGAATGTTGATTTGCCGATGGCATTACTGCCGCCAGCACTGCCTAAAACCGTATTAAGTCCTGACTTAAAGTGGATGGTTTGATGCCTCGGTGCAAATTTATCACATCGAATTTCTGCCAACATAGCGTAGTACCCTCCCTTCCTCGATTAGTTCAATTTTCCCCAATGCAAACAAGCAGTCTAAAGCACTTAGAAAATCACCCATATCCTTTTTTCCTGACGTGGTTAGTTCAAACAGCTCTTTAGGAGACATATCTCGCTGCGTCAATACTTCTAAGATATCTGGAAAACGGGCAATAACGCTGTTTGCATAAGATGTAACTTTATTCGGCAATCTCATCGAATACCTCACACCTTTGCACGAAGTAGGAGATTATGATTTCACAGGCTTCTTTGTATTTGCGGCCAGTCTTTTCAAACAATGTTTCAACGAGCAGATTATAAATGGCACTTTGGGTGGGAAGCGATTCGCTTGCATCTTCATACATCCGCTTAATACTTTTAGCAAACTTATCAACGTTTAGCTTGTTTTCTCCTGCCAATCGATCTAACGCATTATTAACGCCTTCATACAACTGCGTAACATCAAAAAGCACCCGCTCTTTCAACCGCTTTTCAGTGACTTTCTTTTCAACCTTGACAGGTTCTATTTTGAGACGTGTATCGTCTGTAACATCCATTAAGTTTACCTCACGAAGCACATCTTCAATTTGCTTTTCTAATGTATATAGTGACGTTGCATTCCTTGCCGCCGTAAGATTTTCTAAATAATGCTTGTCCGATAATAAAGCCAATTTATCTTTTTCCGAGGCATTTTGCATTTCGCGTTCACAGTCAACACATAGAATAACATCATCAGTTTCAGAAAGGTGAACGACTTTAGCGTAATTAACGTCGTTACCTTCTTTTTTTATGCCCAATGGTCTTCCACATTTTTGACATTTGCCGCCCGTTTCTGTTAGTAAAACCAAAGCGCGAGTGTCAATCGCTATTTCATCGGCGATCCCCATTGAGAAATTGCTGTATGCCGTAAGAAAGTCTATGCTCGTTTTTTGTGTGTCAAAGGACTGTATGTACTCACCGGTTATCTCTCTTAGGCTTTCTTGGCAGTTGCGGTTTTCTACATTGACCACCGTATATAGGAAAATTCCGGCCAGAAAGTCTTCTAAAACAAAAGCATCACGTCCTGCAATAGTTGCTTTTGTCATTCCGTTAACTCTTTCCACAATTGTATCAGGCTCGATTGTGTCATCAGAAGCGATGATATCCTTCAACGCAAGAACGATGTGGCTCCTTTTGTTGCTGTCCAGGAGAGGTAGGATATGATGTTTGAAATAATCAGCAACAGTACGCGAGTCCGCTGTTGGAGCATTATCAGTCACGATAGACGATAGATTTTTCTTACCACGAACCAAATCTGAAGTAGTGCCATCATCTTCACGAATATCATAATTTGGCGCAATAGAAAGCAGGATGGTGCCACACAACCGCTTTTGCGTAACGCTTTTTGCTTTACAAAGCGTTAAAACCGTTGCATAAGAACCAAAGCACAGCTTTTTCATAAATTGCGCCCCCTCAATTAAATCTAAGAATTCGATGCATCATCATCGACATAGTCAACAATATCACCAATGTTTACATCAAGAGCCTTACAAATTCTGGCTAATACGTCCATGCTTACCGGCAAGTCCTTACTCATCTTCGCTATCGTAGTTGATGTCAGATTCGTCTTTGCCATCAAGTCTTTTTTCATCATCTTTTTATCAATTAATAGTTTCCAAAGTTTGTTATAACTAAATGCCATTCTATCGCCTCCAAGCATTCTGGACGCTCTTAAAATAAGTTGTTACCTAATTATAGCAAATAACTAAGCAAATAAAAAACATAAATTTAAATATGTTAATTTAAGCTTTGCAAACGCTTAGTCCAATTTTCAGCGATAAAAACGAATGGAAATTTGCTGAGTCACAGCGGAGTGATAGCGGAGCTGTGGCTGAGGACTCATCGTGTTCGAGCCAATAAAATCAACATAGACGGTCAGACAAGCCGTACTTTTCATGGAAAGGAGATTCAACGAGATGCGAGACATCCGAAACGCTAACGGCAAGTTGGTCTGTCGACTGGACGAAAAAGCTGGCGTCGTAGAAATCGTCCACAAAGGTTGTAAGACGCTGATTTGTTTTAAACCAGATGGAACAGCAGAAATCATAAATACAGAAGCAGCATAACCGCAAAACACAAGTCAATAACGAGAATCCGCAGAACCGCGAGACGGGCAGGACGACACCAACCACTGGTGTTGCCGCCCGTCTCGTTTTGTTTCTACGGATTTGAGACATCGGCCCCCTGCGGATTTTCAAGCCAACTTTTGAAAATCGCAGGAGGAAAAAGATGTTAATTAATTACAAGGATGCCGATGGCAAAATCATCGAATTGGAGGTTTCTGACGAAGTCGGTACCTTCTATCTCAGTTCCGTAGAAGAAGAAAAGAAAAATGAACGGCGGGAAACCCGCCGCCACACTTCCCTCGAGAGTTTCACCTATGAGGACAAGCGGTTCTTCGACGATGGAACGGACTTGCTTGCCGATCTAATAGCTTCAGAAACTGTGAGCCGCGCTATGTCCCACCTGACCGAGCGACAGCAGTACCTTATCCGCAAAACCTGTCTGGAAGGTTGGAAATACACAGAACTTGCCGCCCTTGAGGGCGTGGACGAATCCGCTATACGGCACGCTGTAAACCGAGCTAAAGACAAACTTAAAAAATATCTGTCATAGACCGTCCGATTTGCTTTCCGCAGGTGGCATAAGACAGAAGGCACAAGAATCAGCCTTCGGAAAGGCAAGGTGATCCAAATGAAGCACACGCTTAGGATCAGTGTTTCAAAGGAACCGCAGGGTGGTGGAATAGTTGGCTGTCGCCATGTCACCGTGCGCGAGAGACTGCTGCATCTCCTGCTGGGTAACAAGCAAAGGCTGACGGTCATTGTCCCTGGCGACAGCGTGAGAGCGCTTTCAATTATTGAGGAGGGAGGTGAGGGCCATGAGCAAAACCAAGCTGTTGCTGGATGTAGCGGCTAACCTGAAAAATCTGGCAGACAGCATTTGGGCAATAGCAGAGGCAATGGCGGATGGTGAGCCTAGCGGGGCTTTGAAGCCGGAAGCACCAACTATTAAAAAGGAAGAAAAGCCTGAAACCAAAGCGGTCACGCTTGAGCAAGTCCGGGCTGTGCTGGCTGCGAAAAGCCATGACGGCTTTACCGCTGAGGTCCGAGCACTGTTGGAGAAGCACGGTGCATCAAGGCTCAGTGAAATTGACCCGGCGAATTATCCCGCACTTCTCGCGGATGCGGAGGGGCTGAAATGAGCAAACACGCTATTCTCTCCGCTTCCGGAGCGCACCGCTGGATGAACTGTACCCCATCAGCCAGGCTGGAGATGGAGTTTGATGAGAGTGAAAGCGAAGCCGCCGCTGAGGGTACCGCAGCTCATGCCCTCGCTGAACACAAGCTGCGCCGGGCACTGAAAATGCGCTCGAAGAAGCCAATCTCCAAGTACGACTGCGACGAAATGGACGCACACACCGACGCTTACGTGGATTTTGTTCTTGAAACCATCGCCCAGATAAAGTTGACCTGCAACGACCCGTTGGTACTGATTGAGCAGAGGCTGGATTTTTCCAGGTATGTACCGGACGGTTTCGGTACCGGCGATTGCGTTATTATCGGCGACGGTACACTCCATGTTATCGATTTTAAGTATGGGCAGGGCGTTCTGGTGAATGCCAAGGACAATCCCCAGATGAAGCTATATGCACTTGGTGCACTGGAACTGTTTGACGGGATATATGACATCAGCACAGTGGCCATGACCATTTTCCAGCCGCGCCGGGAGAATGTCAGCACCTACACGGTATTTAAAGAATCGCTTTATCAATGGGCGGAGGAAACACTGATACCCACCGCTGAGTTGGCTTTTAAAGGTGAGGGCGAGTACGTCCCGGGTGAACACTGTCAGTTCTGCCGGGCTGCGGTAAAGTGTCGAGCCAGAGCCGAAGCCAAGCTTAAACTGGCGGCCTTTGAGTTTGCCCTTCCTCCCTTGCTTTCCGATGAGGAAATTGGCGAGGTTCTCAATTTGATCGGCGACCTGACCAGTTGGGCAAATGAGATTATTGCCTATGCCACAGATGCCGCTGTGAACCATGGCAAGGAATGGCCCGGTTTCAAGGTGGTCGAGGGGCGCTCCGTCCGGAAATATACCGATGAGAAGGCCGTCACCGAAGCAGCAAAAGCTGCTGGATACCGCGACATCTATAGAGAGAGCCTTATCAGCATTACTGAGATGGAAAAGCTGATGGGCAAATCAAGGTTCAATGAAATTCTCGGCGGACTGGTTATAAAGCCGCCCGGCAAACCGACCCTGGTTCCGGTTACGGACAAGCGACCGGCGATGAGTATATCAAACGCAAAAAACGAATTTATGGAGGTTTAATACTATGTCAAATACAGCAAACAGAGTTAATCGTAGTCCTGGGAAAAATCCTACCAAGGTTATCACCGGCATTGTACGTCTATCCTATGCGAACGTATGGGAACCCAAGTCTATAAACGGCGGCGCGGAAAAATACAGTGTCAGCCTGATTATCCCCAAGTCAGACACTAAGACCATCGCGGCCATCAATGCAGCTGTGGATGCTGCGATCGAGGAAGGCAAAGGCAAATTTGGCGGTAAGATTCCTTCTAAAGCGCAGTTAAAACTTCCGCTTCGTGATGGCGATATTGACCGCCCTGATGACGAAGCCTACGCCAACAGCTATTTTGTTAACGCCAATAGCAATACCGCTCCACAAATCGTGGACAGGCAAGTCAACCCTATCCTTGAGCGTTCCGAAATTTATTCCGGCGTTTACGCAAGAGTCAGCATAAACTTCTATGCCTTCAACTCCAATGGCAACAAAGGAATTGCCTGTGGTCTGGGTAACATCCAGAAAATTCGTGACGGTGAACCGCTAGGCAGCAAATCAAGTGCTGCTGATGATTTTGGCACTGATGTGGACGATGATTTTCTGTCATGAGAACGCTTAGTATTGATTTAGAGACTTTCAGCACGGTAGACCTCGCGAAAAGCGGGGTCTATCGCTATACTGAGTCCCCGGATTTTGAAATCCTGTTGTTCGGCTACAGTGTTGACGGCGGAGGTGTTCAGGTTATTGATCTGGCCAGAGGTGAACATATGCCGGATGAGATTTACAGCGCTATTTTAGATGAATCCGTTATCAAATGGGCACATAATGCGCAGTTTGAACGCGTATGTCTGTCCCGCTATCTTAACCAGTGGCTGAAACCAAATTCATGGCGTTGCACCATGGTGTGGTCCGCCTATCTCGGTCTGCCTTTAACGCTGGAGGGCGCTGCGTTGGTCACCGGCGCTGAAAAACAAAAACTGACTGAAGGCAAAGACCTGATCCGCTACTTCTCCATGCCCTGCAAGCCTACTAAAACAAACAATCAGCGCACTCGTAATCTCCCTGAACACGACCCTCAAAGGTGGGAACGCTTCAAAGCCTACAATGCCCGCGATGTGGAAACGGAAATGGCAATACAGGCAAAGCTGGCGAGCTTTCCCGTACCGGAGGATGAGTGGAAAAACTATATCCTCGACCAGAAAATCAATGACCGAGGTATCCTGCTGGACATGACCCTGGTCAGGCAGGCGATCCGCTGTGATGAGCAATCCCGGTCGGAACTGACGCGAGTTATGCAAGAGCTGACCGCACTGGATAATCCCAACTCAGTCGCGCAGATGAAGTCCTGGCTCGCTGATCATGGCCTTGAAACAGACACGTTGGACAAAGCAGCGGTTAAGGAACTGCTTAAGACCGCACCCGGAAATCTGGGACGTGTTTTAGAATTACGGCAGAAGCTAGCCAAGTCCAGTATAAAGAAATACACAGCGATGGAAAACGCAGTCTGCTCCGACGGCAGGGCGCGCGGGTTGCTGCAGTTCTACGGAGCTAATCGTACCGGGCGTTTTGCTGGGCGGTTGATTCAAGTACAAAACCTTCCGCAAAACCATCTACCAGATTTGGAGGAAGCGCGCAATCTTATTCGTTCCGGGCAATTTGATGCAGCAGAGATGCTCTATGATTCTGTGCCCTCCGTTTTATCCGAACTTATCCGTACCGCATTCATCCCACAATCTGGATTAAAATTTATCGTTGCTGACTTTTCCGCCATTGAAGCCAGGGTAATAGCCTGGTTGGCGGGTGAAACATGGCGGAATGAGGTATTTGCCACCCACGGCAAGATTTATGAAGCATCGGCGGCGCAGATGTTTCATGTTCCTATTGAAGAGGTCACCAAAGGCAGCCCGCTGCGCCAGAAAGGGAAAATAGCCGAATTGGCGCTTGGCTACGGCGGATCAGTCGGTGCTTTAACCGCTATGGGCGCTCTTGATATGGGGCTTACTGAGAATGAACTCCAGCCGCTGGTAACCGTCTGGCGAAAGGCCAATCCCAACATAGTAAGGTTCTGGTGGGACGTTGACCGGGCTGCCAAAAGGGCGGTCAAGGAACGCGTCACTACGGAAACACATGGACTCCGCTTTGAGTACCGCAGCGGAATGCTGTTCATTACCTTGCCATCCGGCAGGAAGCTTTGCTATGTGAAGCCCAGAATAGAGCTAAACCGCTTCGGCAGCGAATCGGTGACATATGAGGGTATTGGGACAAACAAGAAATGGGAGCGCATCGAAAGCTACGGGCCTAAGTTCGTGGAGAACATCGTCCAGGCGACCTCAAGAGACATTCTCTGCCATGCCATGCGCCGTTTGGATGCCCTGGGCTACAACATAGTAATGCATGTCCATGACGAGGTTGTCATTGAAGCCCCGGCAGATGCATTGGTTGATGATATATGCCAGGTTATGGGTGAAACTCCTCCCTGGGCTAAGGGGCTTCTGCTCCGTGCTGACGGCTTTGAGTGCCAGTTCTATAAAAAAGATTAGAAAAAAATAATGGACCGTCCGATTCCGCTCCTTGTGGTGGCGATATAGCGAAGGCCAAAAACAAAATCCAAGCCTTCGGAAAGGACGAATCCATATGAACGAACTACAGGTATTCTCCTACGAGGGAAAAGAGGTCAGAACCATCCAGAGGAACGGCGAAACTTGGTGGGTGCTAAAGGATGTGTGCGGAGTGCTGGAACTCAGCAACGCTCGCATGATTGCCGACCGGCTTGACGAGGATGATGTAAGTCTGGCTTACGTCACCGACAGTATGGGTAGGCGGCAGCAAACCAACATCGTTAACGAGAGCGGGCTTTACAATGTTATCCTGCGCTCTGACAAGCCCGAAGCCAAGAAGTTTAAACGCTGGGTTACCCACGAGGTTCTTCCTCAGATTCGCAGACACGGAGCTTACATCAC